ACCTAACTCATCACCGTTATCAGTTCGGTAGACAACCTTCTTAGAACTATAGCGGTTAAGGTTAAACGAAGTGTGCGTATCATCTAAAGCTACTGCATATCTTAATGGTGCTTGAGCAATATCAAAGTCGGCAACTCCAAAGCCTTTTAGTCGAAGTTTCCATATCTCTGCTGCATTCTGATTTATCAAGTGTTTATTACTACCATAGTTAACTGTTGCTGTTTGCATTATCTGAACTCCAAGTTAGCCCCCGAAGGGGCATTAAGATTAATTAAGATACAGTTTCAACACCTTCGTTATCCTTGATGGCTGTAAAGTATACACCTCTACCTTGCTTATGCTCTAAGCTAAAGGCCCACAATCCACAGTGCATACTGTTGAAGCACTCACCTTTAAAGTATGAAGGGTTACGCTGTAGATGCTTACGCTTTCTTAGAATATAAGAGCGACCAAAGAACTTACCAGTAGATCGACCATGCTTATCAGTCTTACCAAATACTAAACGTACTAAGAGAGATGCTGTAACATTGAACGCTGCTAAGATTAACTTTTTCATGATAGTAATTCCTAATTAGTTTGTTTGAAGTGAACCATTATACTACTTTATTTAACGTTGTAAAGCATTATTTTATTATAAAGAAACCCCTTGACTTATAAGTCTTTTTAGTTTACAATACCTTTAAAGGTTTTTAAGTACCTTATAAGCCACTTGTTACTATTTTATATGCCTCCTCACTCATTCTAATTTGCTCATCAAAAGGAGCTATCGGCCTACCTTCTGGTAACATCTCATGTAATTGCTGCCAATTATAATGAACACCGTTGATAGTAAATAGCGGAGTGCCAACACTACTAACCCATATTTCTTTTATCGGACAATCGTTAACAATATCACCCACTACAATAATTGTTTCTGTCTGATCGACACTATCTTCAAACTTAGTTATTGACCTACCCATAATCTATACTCCTAACAAATAATTAATGTGAACTTCTGATACATGATTACCGTCTCGCCACTTTATAGACTTCGTAGCTAAGTTATTACACCACTCATCCCATAACTTCTCAGTACCGTGGCGATGACATAAAGATATATAACCTTCTATCTTATTACGATTCGCTGTTAAGCCCTTGATAGTCTTAGGGTTTTTAGCAAGTGTGAAAGTCTTAGGGTCTAACTCATACATCTTAATGTTATGGACATCCATACATCCAACCAATCCCATAGTCAATTGACACATGAAGCCAGCCTTCGGAAGTCCTAGACCATCGACACGAAGGAACACCTTCATTAAGCTATACGCTTTATCGTCGTCTGTCTTATTACTATTCGCTATAGCTTTTGCTTGAGCATATAACTTATGCTTATTAGAATTCAGATACTTATAAGTTTTAGACTTAACGCCCCACAAAAACTTAGAATCTATACCATTCTTTCTAACATCGGCCAACTGATTGCCACATGATAACCAATTCTGCTGGATACTTACACTAACTAGCATGGCAACATCCATTAGATTATCTGCGGATTGCATAGCATAGCCTTGGCATTGTACTGCATGAATCTTATACATAATTTAATATCCTATTTGTAACAGTAAGTCAATAAGCTGAATCAAGCACCAGCCACAAACGATTGTAAGTACTATGTTTATTGCATCATCTAATTCCATATACCGCTCCATAATGATTGAATCTATATTATTTCTTCTGTACCGCTTCAAGGATCATTGCAAGGCCAGCTTCAATGTCGCCAACCTTAGATTCTAAAGAATCAAACCGCCCTTCGATAGACTCTATTCGAGCATTCATCTTCGATGCTACAGAGTTATTCTGATTAACTTTACGTGGCTTCTTCGGCTCAACCTTAGCAATGAATTCTTCTATCTCAGGCTCAATCTCAGTAGCCTCTGGCTTCGCTGCTTTCTTCGGAGCCTTCGGCTTAGTAGACTTCTTAGCTTGAATAAGATCAGCAAATTGCTTCGGCACTAAATCGTATTCGAAGAATTCTTGAATATCTCCATGAGTCATATGGGAATCTTGATCAGCATGGTGCTTATTCAGAATGGCATTGAACACTTTTGTCAGTCCATAGCGTTCCGAAGGAACCGTAGCTTGAAGCGTTGCAAAGTGATTGGAAACAGCCCAGATCTGCTTCTTCGAAGCTATACGATTGACATCTATATTAGCGAATGTATTCATGGTGAAACCTCAAGTGTGGAAAACAGCGTCAGTGCCGTTTTGACGATTTCAAAGCTACCGACCTTTTGAACGAATGTCAACAACTTTATGTGCGTGATTAATCCCGTAGGCATTATGCACGTGTTAACACATGATAAAGCCAGCAAGCCGATTTTTCAGGTCGAGGAGCTTTAGGGGCGCATTGTAAGATAAGTTATCTCTCAATGTGTGTACGAGGCAAACGACCATCGATCTCCTTGAAAAGATAAGTTATCTTTCAATACGTACAAGGCAAGGGATAAATCTATTCGCACGTTTCCCTTCGGGAATTGCTTTAAAGTCTACGAAGTAGATAAACTAATAGTAGGTTTAATCTATAGATTAATATATACTGTAAGTCGTTGAAAGCTATGAAGTCTTTGAAGTAGAATCTATTGATTCTAAGAAGTCTCTAAAGGTTCTGTAGCTGGCAACTAGATTTAAGAGACTTGAAAGATCTCGAAGTCTTTAAAGATCTGCGGGTGTGTACACAGATCTTCATAGATCTTTATAGACTTTAGAGGGGGGGCAGGTGGCCATGGGGGGTGGGGTGGGTATATACTACTGCTTATACATTTTTACAGGGATTGGTATGGAAACCAGTTAGCGCCGCAGCTTTAAAGGGCTTTAAAGGGGGAGTGTAAGACAGATAAGATGCAGATGACTAATATAACTATATAGCGGGGCGGGCTACAATATATAGTATAACGGTGAGATCACGTTTTGTCAAGCATTATATGTATACTTCTATACTTTATCTGTACGTATATACAGAGATATGTACATATAGCCCACTTAAATGTAGTTATATATAACTAAATGTTATAAAAGACTTGACAAAACAGTAAACCAGCGGTATACTAGAGTATATGAAAATAAAAGAACTAACAGAAAAGCAAGAATCTTTCTTAGCCCATTTACCAACCGTAGGAGGTGATCCGAAACAGGCAGCATTATTGGCTGGTTATTCGGAAACTAGCTATCCTTCTGTTGTTAAAGCGTTGCGTCAAGAGATATTAGACCTAGCTACAGGTATACTAGCTCAGTCGGCCCCTAAAGCCGCTATGAAGCTAGTACATATAATGGATAGTAATGTACCTATCCCCCAAGCTAACATGCGTATACAGGCCGCACAGACCATCCTAGACCGTGTAGGCTTAGGTAAGAAGGATACACTTGAGGTTAATGTTAATACTACAGGTGGTATCTTCGTACTCCCCACTAAGAAAGAGACAATCATCGAGGGTGACTATGAGGAGATCTAGTAGTACAATCCCGTTTGGTTACAAACTAAACGATGAAGATGATAGTCAATTGGATGAGATCCCCGAAGAGCTACAGGCTTTAGACTCTGTAGTCCCTATGATCCAGAACAAGACTTTATCTTTACGTGATGGTAGTATGTATATCACTAACCTAACTGGCAGGTCTTTAAGCCATATGGGTCTAAAGAAGATTGCTGAGAAGCGAGCTTTTGGATAAGTTGGACTGGGAAGTTAACCCAGAGAACTATGCGACAGATGAGAACGGTGAGTTCGTCCTGAAAAAGGACGGCACCCCCAAGAAGAAAGCAGGCAGAGCAAAGGGATCTAAGGGTAAAGGTTACAACTACCACTCAGAGACTAAAGCTAAACTGTCTGCTAAACGTACAGTTAGAGCTAAACAGAAGAAGCTCAAGGCGGCACAGGGCAAGGTAGACAACTACAAGAAGTCTATTGAGAATACTAAGAAGACCTTGGATGTCTTGAGCGACTCAGAGAAGTCAAAGCTGTTTAGCGCAGAAGAATTAGAAGCCCTACCAAAGAGCTTACGAGAAGAAGCTGAAGAGAGTGTTATCTTCAAGGCTAACGAAGGCCCTCAAGAGGACTTCCTTGCCTCTTCAGAGACGGATGTATTGTTTGGTGGAGCAGCAGGTGGCGGTAAGTCATATGCAATGATTGTTGATCCGTTGCGTTATGCGCACAGGTCTGCTCACAGAGCGTTGATCCTTAGACGATCAATGCCAGAGCTAAGAGAGATTATAGACAAGAGCCGTGAACTCTACCCGAAAGCCTTCCACGGGGCTAAGTACAAAGAAGTAGAGAAGATGTGGACTTTCCCTAGCGGGGCTAAAGTAGAGTTCGGCTTCTTGGAACGAGATGCAGATGTTTATCGTTATCAGGGTCAAGCATATAGCTGGATAGGCTTTGATGAGATCACGCATCTACCGACAGAATTTGCATGGAACTACTTAGCGTCACGTCTACGGACTACAGACCCTGAGATAGTTCCTTACATGCGTTGTACAGCTAACCCCGGTGGTGCTGGAGCGCATTGGGTAAAGAAGAGATACATTGAGCCTCACCCACCTCATGAGCCTTTCATGGGCAAGGACGGCCTCACAAGGAAGTTTATCCCAGCTAGTTTGCAGGATAACCCTTACTTAGCTAAGGATGGACGTTACGAGCAGATGCTAAAGGCTCTACCACCCACACAACGTAGACAACTACTAGATGGTGATTGGGACGTAGCGGAAGGAGCAGCCTTCACAGAGTTCAGTAGATTAGACCATGTTATAACACCTTTTCAGATCCCGATCCATTGGGAACGTATAAAAGGAATAGATTATGGTTATGCTTCTGAATCAGCCTGTGTATGGGGAGCAGTAGACCCCAGTGATGGCACACTAATTATATATAGAGAACTGTACCAAAAGAACTTACTAGGCACAGAACTCGGAGAGCTTATAACCAACATGGAACTAGAAGACCCTTTTTCAGTCCAAGGAGTCCTAGATACAGCATGTTGGTCACGAACAGGAACAACAGGCCCTACAGTCGGTGAGACTTTGCAGCAGCAAGGACATAAACTACGTAGAGCTGATAAGAACAGGATTCAAGGAAAAATACAAATCCACGAATACTTGAAGATTACTCAAAGCGGTAGACCACGCATACAAATATTTAATACATGCCCGAACCTGATACGAGAACTTCAAGGAATTCCTCTGGATAAATCAAACCCAGAAGACGTAGATACCAGAGCATCTGATCACGCATATGATGCGTTACGCTACCTTATAATGGCTAGGCCAAGGAATGCAAATCCCTTAGACCGTATGAGAGACATTAAAAGAGAGCAGATGTATAGACCAGTTGACTCCAACTTTGGCTACTAAAGGAAACTAAATGACTAACGAAACAGGCAATAGCCTATTTGATACAGCTAACGAAATCTACTTTAAACGCAATGAAGGCGAAAGTAGCTACGAGCTTGACCTCGACGAAGAGATCCGTAATCGTTTAGTCGGCCTAGTTGAAGACCGTTTCATGGAAGCATCTGATGCCCGTGATGGGGATGAGCAACGTTGGTTAACAGCTTACCATAACTTCAGAGGCTTATATGGCCGCAATGTTAAGTTTCGTGAGTCTGAAAAATCTAAAGTATTCGTTAAGGTTACTAAGACAAAAGTCCTAGCAGCCTTTGGTCAGTTAGTAGATGTTATCTTCGGTACTGGTCAGTTCCCAATTGGTATTACAGAAACTAAATTACCTGAAGGCATTGCTACTTATAAGCATGTATCAACAGGCGGAGCGGGCATTGAAACGTCTGAAGCCGAAGAAGTC